CTTCATTCTCATAGTCGTTAAGCTCTTCCCAGTCAATGCTGTCTGGCATAAGTGCAAGCATCTCTTCATACTCTTCCTTAGTGCAATCCTGATAGGGTGCTTGCTGGTAAGTATGATCTGAGTGTGGCAGGAATGATACACCTGACATCTCATCAAAGTGTTCATACACAAACGCTCCCACAGACATCCACTCAGAATCCCGAACTGAGATAGTTACACTTGGCTTATGCTCACACCAGTGTCGCTGATAGGTGAGCCACAACTCAAGCTGCTCTACAGCTGTCATGTCGTTACGTGTGACAGCCTGCTCAGGAGACTTAACAGGGAAGCTAAACACTACAGTAGAGTTAGGCTTCATAACGCAAGGCTCATTAGGAATGCCTTGGTCAATCATGAACTGTGTTAGAGGGTCTTTATTGTCACCACGCACAGTGCGAATATAATAGGGGCTGTGACGAGCATGAATACCAGAAGCAGAGTCAACCAGCTGTGATACCGTACCGGAAGGTTTAACGCAGCTGATACTAGCAGAAGCAGGGATGCCAAGAAGTTCAGCCCACTCAGCGTTAGTAGCCACAGCAATGGATCGTAAATGCTCAAGGGTTTTCTCCAGTCCTTTGTTCTTGTTTGTCATAAGAGGGTTGTCCATGATGCCTGTCATAGACACACCAAGCAAGCGCTCTTCTGCTGTGTTGTTCTGCCAGACCTTACGTAGATAGGGGAACTTAATCATGGTAGACTGGATCGTACCTAAGATGGTAGCCAGCTTAACCTTACGCTCAAGATCCTCAATGGTATCAGTCGCACGTACTACGCACTCCGTTAGGTTGCAAAACTGATATGGGCGTAAAATGATTTCAGAACAAGGGTTTGTACCGAACTCATAGTTAGGATCACGCCGCCCAAACTTAGCTGCTTGCTTCTTGGATGCCTCACGGTTGAAGATACCACGCTCACCAGACTTAGACTCAACCAGTGCAAGCCACTCACGCATGAATGTTTCCATGTCTGGCTTCTCAGTGTATGATACAGAGTTGTTAGCCAAGGCACGATGCCCAGCAGTTTCCCACCACTGTCCTGACTTAGCGTGACGCATACGGTCATCACTTAGGTTAGACAGAGAGATCATAGCTGAACGTCTCACACCGCCTACAACCACGATCTGACCAATGAAGCACATCAAGTCGTGGCATTCCATAGAGCTAAGCTTGCGTCCTTGTGCCGCCTTGAAGGTAGACACAGCAAAGTTAAATAGTTCTACGAGTGGCGCTGGGCCTGACGCTCTACCGCCGAATGTTTTAAGTCTTGCACCTGCAGGACGAACTTGGGATACATCCCACTTAGGAATCTCACCAGCCCAGAGGAGTGCAAGAACTTGACGGAACCCCTTAGCCCAGCCTTCCTTACTGTCCTTAACGACAACGATAGACTCACTCTGGAACAACTCAGGCACTTCTGGGAGCTTGCTGATAAACTGGCGCTCGACACTAAACCCGACACCAGTACCACAGAGGAGGATGTACATAGCCTCATCAAAGGACTTAGGGTCATCTACGGGTAGGTAGCTACAGTTGTAGCCTGCTGTGTTGTCACGATCAAGCGCTGGGCCAGCTGTCATCATAGCTCTCATAGATGGCATGATCTCTTGACCAAGGATAGCCTGCTCAATGTCGTTGATGTAAGAGTTGTCACCTGTCACACGGCGCACTACGTTATCCATGTAGCGGCTTACTGTCTTACCCCATGACTCACGGCCTTCGCCGTCAAAGTACTTGGCGTAGCGTGACTTGTGAATGAATGCTTGATAGTCTGTTGGTAGTTGATTGCTCATCGGTTGTCACCTGATCCTTTAATAACGCCACGTCTTGCACGGCTGTTTAGTTTGTCCATATTAGTTTGCAGTACGTCTGTCAGATCACTGTAAAAGTAATTAGCTAGGGCTGTAGCGTAGAACACAACATCTCCTAACTCTTTAACGATGTCTTCCTTATTGATCTTAGTGTTATCCCTACGGTATTTCTTAATCTTCTCAGCTACTTCACCTGCCTCACCAACCAAACCTAAAATGTTTTCAACAAGTCTGTCATCTCCTTCTGTGACAATTTTATCTTCTACCCAATAAGAGTACTCTTGGGTATCAACATTAGTCATAGCGGCGAAAGCATCTATATCTTCTTGTGTAATCATTGTCTCTCCTTGACGTTTAAGTTCTCAATCTCCACATCATCTACATCATAGATAACATCTGTAATCAAGTCATGAATGTCTTGCTCATGACTGTCTTCGTAGGATGATAGTATGTTATTATTCTTATCAACCTTCATAACAAAAGTAACACTAAACTTCTTCATGCGCTTCCCTGTGTCTTAGACCAGCGTGTAAGTGTAACTACATTATCCTCTACTTCATACGCTTTAGCTTCTGCTTGCTCTCGTTCTGCTTCTGCATACTGATCGGGAAACATCTCTTGAATAATGCCCTGCCGTAGATCTGCAAAGTCTTCCCAAGCATCAGGGTAAAGCTCTAAGAACTGCTGTGCTGCAGACATAGTGAGTGCCTCATCAAGAGCAGCCCTCATGCCATCCTCTGAACCAGCCGAACCAAAGACCATGCCAGTCTTGATACTGCCAGTCCACTCACCGTCCTCAACGACAGGAGATAGTACAATAGCTACGTCACCAGGTTTAATCTCATAAGCCATTACTCTCTCCTCTTAACTTTGACACGTTGCTCTTTCATTCGCTTGCCTTTCTCTTTGAGCCACTCTTCTGGTATCACACGATTAGCCCAGAGGAAACCCTTTTGATCGCACCAATCGCAGTACCTACTCTTGGCTCCTTTGTAAAGCCTTGAATTAGCATTACTAAATACAAAACGAATATCTAGTGTAGGATGCTGACGCTGTATCTCTATATGTTTACGTCTATCTGCAGCAGAAAACAACCCCTTCAGCTCAATTATTATGCCGTTGTCTAGCTCAAAGTCGGGTGTGTATGTACGATACTTTAGATCCTCCCACTCTATCTTTAGCTTTTCATAGGCTACAATCTTCTGCCTATCCTTGAGGTATGCAGCAGCCTCAACTTCAAGGCCACTGCGATACGTTCTAGAGTTATGCCTCCGGTTCGTCTTTGGCATCATCAACCTGGGGTTCTTTTGCTGCCTCTACAATCATACCAGCTAGGTTCTCACGCCGTGCTGTTAGTACCTGATGCATATAAGCTATACGATCCATCTCAGAAGACGCAATCTGTATTTCGTTATACATCTTCATCTGATCCTCGTTAAAGTCATCAGTGTAGTAGTCTGTTTCGTTAATTTTAATCTTAGCCATTCAGGTATTCCTCTGCTATGAATGTGTAGTCCACAAGTTGTGGGTTCTTAGATTTACTAGGGATACTTGGACGTGTCTCAAAGGTGTCATGACACTTATGTTTAAAGCTGCAGAATTTACAGTCATCAGGTAGCACCCAGTTACCTGTCTTCTTACGGTAGAAGGATTCCTCTACTGGCTCAAAGCAACGCTCAAACGGTTCATCGTTATCAATGTAGTCTACGGTAGCTTGAATGTCGGCTAGAACTGCTTCCTTGTCTACATCCTCAGAGGCGTCTACATACTTGAATTGACCATTTGCTTTGTTGACTACCCACCATCCACCTACATCCTTTCCAGCGGCCTCTGCGTAGCCCACAAGCTGTGCCACGTAGCCAAAGCCGTCCTTGTAGGCTAGTGAACCAAAGGATGCAAACTTGTTATCGTAAGACCAAGGTGAGGCAGACTTAACATCGTCAATGCGTCCATCCATCTCCATGTCATACTCACCCTTGATCTCCTGACCATGAGGTAACTTGAGTGTGACACGCTTGTTATCCCCAAACTCTATGCCTGCTGAACGTAGGACACCCTTGAACACAGCCTCAACTATATCGCCAAGGATCATGTTCATCAGGAAGTGTGGAGGGAATGGTGTCTTGTCTTCTGGGTCATTCTTGTCAAACCATAGCTGACACTTAGGCCTACCGACATTAGACATCCGTAAGCGAAAATCATCACGAAGACCACCTGAGAATTGCTTATACAAAGCAGCCTCAACATCGGAGGCGACTTGTTTAGCCACCTCCTCTGTCATAGTAGTCTCACCAGCCATAGCCTTCTGCAAGAAAGAGAAAACAGCTATCTCTGC